GATTTTATTACGCCAGCCATTAGGTCACATCCTTGAATCTAAGGTAGTTCACATAACCGGATGACAAGCCATCAAGCAGGATCGCGCGCTGTCGATTTTGACCGCGCGCCTTGATGACAGATGCCTCAAGATTGGATGCTGCAATATTGGCAATTGTGTTCTGAGCGTTGCGCGCTACATCGGTAGATGCATCTTCACGCAAGCGCCTGTTGATAGCATCAATGCTTCGATCACTGCGGCCGGTAAAGCCAGCTATCGCATTGTTGGTAGACAAGGCTACATCAAGGTTGCGAAGACGCCTGTTGTGCGTCTCAAGGCCTTGCAAACGCGCATTGTCAGCGTCTGCCTTTGCCTGTTGTGCAGCAAGCGAAGCCTCACGAGATGCAGAATTCATACCGCTAATTGTAGAAAATGCTGTTAGAGCAATCAGAAACGGGTCCATCAGATCGTCATCTCCGTAGTCAAGCCGTTCAGCTGCAGCGCCATTGGTGCTGACTGCGATACAGTCACTGTAGGATCACGATCAAAGCCAAGAACAAAGAACTCCTTCTTGCCAGAGACAGCTGTGCGCGCTGTGCTGAAATCATCATTTACCTGTCTGACAATCAGATCAGTGCCACCAACAGATACAGACAGCGTGTTTTCAAGATCAAGAATGACAGAAGTAATGCGTCTTGGTCTGCCGGTAACAGGACCATTGCTGATATTGCCATCAACAGGATTAGTAATCATTTCAGGAGTAAATGCGTATCCGATATAGGCAGATGTAACCGCATTGTTGATTGCAGACACATCCACATTGCCGGATGCAACAGTAAACTCCCCAAGATAATCAGAGCCGCTGACCACCTTGACTGTCGCCCCATTGTCCAAATTGGCACTGACAGTGAACACGCCAGAAGAACCAGTATAAAGCTGGCAGTAATCCATCGGCATCGAGGATTGAAATTCTTCTAAATAGAACTTGTTTGAGCCGCTTCCATTGTCGCGCAATACAGCTGTGAAAAGCCTGCTTCCTACAGCGCAAATCGAATGAAAGCTGCCAGCTGTTGACCAGAGCATCCAGCCTTGTCGCTTGTCAGCCCGCATAGAGTAGAACACAGACAAATTGCCATCAGCCCCAACATAAAAAGCAAAGCTCTCAGGCTTATCCATAGCGCCCTTGGATACAGCTTGTTGCCAAGGGTCTGTAATCAGATGCGTCGACAGTACCGAAAGATCAGTTGATACATACGCACCTTCTGTATCGCTAAAGATATATTCACGTACTGCATTGCCAGCATTTTGAACATAAAGCGTTGCACCATCCAAAGGCTCCGGCCTGACGTTCTTGCTGCCAAATGGTGTCTGGCGTCTAACTTGCGCAGTGGCTGGAGTCACTGGTGTGGTGGCAAAAGCCGGAATATAAAACTCGGCCTCGGATGCAAATATCTGCAAATCACGGTTGGATACCAGATGACGTATCTGGTCAAACGAGCCAACAGCTGCAGACACATCGATGGCATCGTCATCTTCGCCAGCACCCACATCGAAATTAAAGAAGCGATTGCTTTTCGATGCCCATAGATGTGCAGGCTGTGCTTGTGTTCCAGCAAACCACAAGCGCCCTTCATGAAAGGTAACAGCGGCAGGATAGCCACGAAGAGTTGAGTACGACTGCTCGGCCCATTCAGTTGTTGCCGCACCGCTCTCAATGCGAGGAGAACCGCCACCTACCGCTGTCGACGTGGCCGAGGCACCCGCAGTTATTTCATAGGTGTTCTCATCAAGGACAGCAGCCACTGTTCTAGTGCCGTTGATGTTCGATGCAGCAATGCCTCCAACGCCCGCAGCGCGATCAATAGTGATCGAAGCAGACGGCGCAAGACCATGTCCTGCGTGAGTAACAAGCAGGCTGGCACTACCTTCCACAGTTTCCAGAGCATCAATAGCCAACTGTTGACGAAGTGTACCCTTGATGGTTGCTGTAACTTGGGTGGCACTTGTGAATCCAGTAATCTCCACATCTGTCGAGCCAATAAGCAATGTTGTTCCAACATGTCCTGCCTCGAAATAATTGGCACTCGTAGTAAGGGTAACGCCCGAACCTGACGTTGCAGATGCAGCAATCGTAACGCCTACATCCTGAAAACTGTGATAAGGCTGAAACCTGTTATTTGTGTCGGTTGATTGCTCGAAGGCAAATGTCTCAACCTGAAATGTGGTAAGGCCAGTGCGTACCAGCTTTCTGATTGCAAAGGTGGTGTGCGTGATAAACATCACATCGCCAGCTTGTGCGAATGTGAACTCGCCGCACTTGGCTTGTGTCCATGGCAAGGCTGCGCCAGATGTATCTTGTGTCAGCCCTTGTATGTAAGACACCGTCCCGTCTGCAAGCAGGCGATAGATATCAAGACGCAAGTTTGAAAAGGCAAGTATGTATTGCTCATCATCTGAAAATACAAAAGGCTCCAGCCGAAACTGCATACCCGTTGCACTCCCAGAATAGCTGACAGCACTTTGAGATTCAGCCCAGACACGCGTACCTGATCGCTTCTCAAGCCCACCTTCAGAGCGAATAAAGAAGTTGCGCACACGTTGTGCTGAACGTGAATAGACCTGACTGTCTGTGCGCGAACGCAATTGAGGACTAACCTCTCCGTAATCGAAGCTAGTCTGCGAAACTCGTATACTCGCCATCAGCTCAACCTTTCAGTCTTGAACCTGTTCGTTACGAGCTTACGGGTGGTCTGTTGTTGTGAATCAAGGGTGCGGGCTTGCCGCATGAAAATGTCAGCCTTCTCATCAAACATTTTCATCAAGCCATCATCACGCGCAATGGCAGCAGCAAAGATCGAGGCCAGCTGGTACTCAACCGCCAATGTGAAATAAGACGGCCATGTGTTTTCATCTGCGCGGAAAGTGTAATCAGCAACAACCTGATCAGCCTCATTGGTATTGGCAAAGGCTTTGTCACCATAGACTGTGTAGTCAACAAGAAGGTCGTTCACAGTCAGGGCATGAAGCATAAGCAAGTCAGCAGGAAGCTGGTACGCCTGATCAAATCTGCCGGTTGGAGCATCACTCAGAAGATTAAGAACCTTCTGGTTGGTTGCAAAGCGCCAACGAGCCATCGACAAGGATGCCCGCGCAACATCTTCATACATGTTGTTGGCAACTGTTGCTTCTGTACTTGTGTCGTCAAACGAAGAGATAGGGTTCGCGCCAATCAAGGTGAGAGCGCGCGCTGCGATATCCACAGATGAGTTTGCTGCACTAGAAGCCATTCAAGTGAATGGGGGCGGGAGGGAGATTACCCGCCCCCAAACTCCTTAGTCAGAGTCAGTGACGCTGATTGCGGTGCCGTCAGAAATATCGACGACAGTGCCGGTGTTAGACAACACCACAGCAACGCTCAGAGCAGGAGCATCGCTGTCCAGTACAAAAATAGCGTCGCCAACATTCAGCATGGTGGCAGCGTTATTGAAGTAACCGGATACACGAACCGCAGTCATGGCATCAGTGGAGTCATAGAACCAAAGGCTATGACCCCCGCCGCCTGCCATGCGAGTCAGACCAGATGCAGAAAAAGCCATGTCTAATCCTCCTCTTAGTTGTTATCGAGGACTTCGTAGACACCGTTGTCATCAATGACAACTGCGCCCATCGACATCATCGAAGTGGTCAGGTGAGACACCTTCTCAGGGATATAATTGACCTCGGTTTGGACTTCCGAGTTTACCCCGATACCAATGGCATTCTGGTGGTAGGCCATGTTTTTGCCTGCCGTGATTGCCGAGGTTGAGAAGATGTTGAAACCAAGGAAGTTCTTCATGGTCATGCCGCCTGCGAATGGCAGATTCTGTGGCCCGACATAATCCGAAGAGGCAAACTCTTCGATCAGGAACAGATCAGCAAAACCCTTCGGATGCATAGCCAGATAACGCTGGCCATCTTCCGGCACGTTAGCAGTGCCAAAGGTTTCAAACAGGGTAAGAAGGTCAGCCTTTGCAATGGCCGAGCCGGTGTCATGAATTTGCGTGGAGTTAGCACCCGCATCCATGGCTTCATAGATGATCTCGTCAGTCTTGCGACCAAGGGCAGCAGCAGCCGAAGTTGCCACAGCCTGACGCTCATCGATGTTGGTCTTGAGTTCATCGAGCTTGTCGATGTACTCAGCTGCGTAATGATCAGCCATCGTGGCTTCAACATTTGTGTGCGTCAGTTCCATTGGGGTAACAGAACCATTGCGTGATTTGGTGGAAGCAGTGCCAGCGCCGATCTTCTGGAAACGAACCACGTTTCCGCTCACTTGCTGATTGCGAATGGTGTTCTTCAGCTTCGAACCCATACGCTGATAAGCCATGTGAACTTCGGACTCGAACTGCTTGATGAAGGCGGTATCAATTGTGTTCGCCATAACAGTCCTTCCTGTTTACTAGGTTTTTACCAAGTCCCGGTTGTCCGCTTCGTTCATCGACTGGTTATCCTTGCGGGCCATTAGTTAGACGCGGGCCGTTCGTCCTCCTCGAATGACACTTCTATGTGAGAGGCACAACGCACAAATCTTAATACCGCATAGCCATTGATGACTGTCGGGGTCACTGCAAAATGAAAGCCCAGACTATCAAGCCACTTAATGGTTCGGCTGTGATCAAGGGGTACTACATTTTCCAAAATGTCCCATTGCAGCTGGTACATTTCGAGAAGGTCTTTGATCGCCCGGTGAAAGTTAAGAGCATGGTCTTCGATAACTGGTGATCCCAGTAACCAGATAGACCCGATGCGCGTATCTTCACTTACGTCAATCGGCACTACCCCGCCCATACAAATCGGGGTCTTGCCAAGCATGATTGAATAAGTGCTGGCACCATCAACAGTCAGTGGATAATGCAGGGCGCGCCACGGCGTAGCACCATGGATCATGCATTCGCGCAAGTCTGTAACTCGGAGGATATGTTGCAGCTTGCCAGCATGAGACGCCGTAGCGCGCTTAACTGTTAGAGGGCCATAACTAGCCCTGATAGATTTTCGAGAAGCCATCTTCCACCCGCTTCACAAACGATTGGTCCCGGCTCCCTTGTTTCCAGTATCTTTCATCCATCATCATGCTTCGCAACTCATCTTCTGAAAGCTGACTGGACGCTTCAACATTGCCAGATACTGGCGTTACATTGATGGCAGACATGATCTTTTCCAGAACCTCGATGCCTTGTGCTGTTTCACCAAGACGCTCAACAGCTTCAAATTGAGATTCATCAAAGAACTGATTAGACCAAAGCTTAACTGCTTCAATCCTGGCATCGGCATTTTCGCCAAGCTTTGAATGCTCTTCTTCCAAGCTTACGCCACCATTGATGGCATTTACGTATTTCTCTATGCCAGCTTCAA